GCTCGCGCATGGCGTCGATGGATTCGTCAGGCTCAATGCGGATCGGTGCTCGCGTGAGGCGCTGCCCGTGCTCGCTCATCGTTGGCGAGGGCATGGGGTGGCGGTTTGCGTCGAGGTGAGCAGCTAGGGCTTCGGTGTAGGCGTCTTTCATGGCTGCACTCCTGCAATGACATGGATGATGGCAAAGGCCCCGCAGGCGAGCACAACCGCCCACCACTGCCACGGGTAGCCCGAAGGCTTGGACAGCAGCGCGGCCTGCACGTCCGCCTCGGTGGACGATGTGAGCGGGGAGTTGACCTCCTCAAACGTCCCGGCCTCGGTGTCGATGCGGGTGCGGGTGCGGTGGCCTGGTGCCCAGCGGGATGAAATGGCGGTTTTCATGGTGTGCTTCGTGCGTTGTCGATGGATGTACTTTGCCCGACTGCCTGCGCTGCGTCTAATTGGATTTTTCTATCGCGCAGGCGGTGGCGATCACTTGATCGTCAGCCGGTCACGCTTGACGATGCGGGCGCCTGGCACGTCGTGGCCGTCTTTGAGCGCTTGCTTGATGAGCGTTTTGTCGGGCTCCACCTTGATCGTCTCGCGCAGGTAGAGCTGAGGCAATTGCATCTCGTCAAACACCTCCACCGACTCATCCCGGACCGTCGCCAAAGTCGCCTTGAAGATGCCGCGGTCGTCTTTGATCTCGCTGATTCCGGCGGCCTGCATGTGCTCGCGCAGGTAACGCTTGAGCCATTCTTCCCGGCGCTCTTCGGTCTTGATCCGTGCGGCCAGCTCTTTGGCGTACTCCTTTGCCGCGTCGATGGATCGGCCTGCTTCGAGGATGTACGCGGCGACGGCAACGGCCTTGTGTGCAACGATGGCGCGGGCGTCGTCGAATCCTTCGGGCAGTTCGCCGGTTTCTGGGTCGATCTGGTCCAGCAGATCGCGGACGGCTTCGGTGGCTTGGTGGAGTGTGATGTTCATGATTGCTTTCGGTTGCGGTGGATCAGCCCGGCCATGCGGCGGTGATTTCGTCTTGCACTTCTGGCGGCAGATTGGGCCAGATCGCGTCCATGCGGGCCTGGTCAATTGAGGCGAGGTGCTTGGCAACGTCGGCAGCTTTCCCGGCCTTCACGGCTGCGGTGATCGTTGCGGGGTTGTCCTTGTCGTCCTTGGCCTTCGGTTTGCGTTGGTCCTGCACACCCTTGGCCCCGGCGTTGCCGTCGTCGTCCTCTGGCGCGATGCCACATGCAGCCATGAGGCTGTAGCGGCGGGCGTAGGTCAGTGCGGAGCCGTAGCCCTGCGGGTCTTGCTTGGCTGCGGGGACGTGGAGTTTTCCGCAGCGCATCAGTTCGCCTGACTCGTGCATAAACACGGTCTCTACTGTCACCCCTGTGGCGTCCTCAAACGTCTCCTGAATGAATGCAATCCCGTTATTCAGGAGCGCGCCCTCCACAGCGTCAATGCACGCACCAAGGTCGGCGTACTTGCTTTTGAATGCCGGGTTCGTTTTGTCTTTCAGGGCTGGCGCAAACTCGCGCTTTGCCTTGATGAATGCTGGGGCGATTTTGTTCATGGCTCAGAATGGTGTTGGTTGATTGGCCTCAGACCGTGCGCGCTTGAGTGCTTCAGCAGGTCCGAACGTGTGCCGGTAGATGCGGTAGAGGTAGACCGCCAGCATCATGCGGCTCATTTGTAGTTCCTTGCTGCGTCGATGCCTTCCGCGTTGTCCGCGACGTACTGTTTGACCACCTCGGCCCGCAGCTTTGCCACCAGTGGGCAGGCGGAGTCCTTGAGGCACATCATCAGCGCATGAGCTGGCTCAAGGCTTTGGAGTGCCTCAAGCACGGCATCGGCGGCGGTCTGCGTGGTTTCGACTTTGACAAAGTGCGTGCCATCGGATCCAAAGCGATAGCTCGGCACACCCGCAGCAAACCCCGCGATTCCCTGCGTCATGGCGTGGTCAAGCTCTTCGTTCAGGCTTCTAACGCGTTCGTCGTTGCGGGCTTCACGCGCTTCAAGTGCGCACTCAAACGTGCTGTAGCGGTCTTGTTCTTTCATGGTGCTGTCCGTTCGGTTGCTGATTCGATGGGTCTATTCTCTCGCCCTGGTGCGCTTTTGGCTAATTGGTTTTCGCTATCGGTGCGGTAGGTTTTGACTATCAATCCACCGGGCAATACTCTGTCTAATGAGGGGTTGGTGTGACCCCCCATGATTTTGTGTTTGGGCTGTTGGCTGTTTGGCCTTGGCCCTGATGCGATGCAGCGGTTTATGTGAGACTGCCGATTGTGGGTCGTGACTCCCACCAGTTCGGCCAGACTGCCCATGTCACACCGTTATGTCTCGTTCCCCGTTAGGGCTGGCCCCCTCAAAGTGCCAGTGCTGCAAAGCCGGGCCACATGCGCTGATCCGTGCGGTCTGTTTGCGGTGTGGCCCGATTCTTGGCCGTGCTCGCTCGTGCCGTGTGAGTGCGTCCGCTAACTCAAGACGACAAAAAGCCCTTGAGGCTCTGCCGTCCGTGGCGCGACTCAGGCACATCATTGATGTACTTCCCCTTGCGGGGCGGACGACAGAAGCTCAAGGGCTCTGTGAATTGCAATGATGCAGCCTAAGATCGCGCCAAAGGCAAGGCCATTGTGCAACACGATCATTGGCCGGTCAAGGCATTTGGTCAGAGGCCCCGGCGCGAACGGGGCTATGGTGGGCAGTTTGTCAGGCTGGCTGCTTCTCTTTGTCGTTGAAGATGCCCCACGCAGTCCGGCGCCTTGCCATCAGGTCTGTGTACTTCTGATACGCGCTGGTCTTTGTTGGGCTGAACCCCATGTACTTGCACCAGTAGTCGTTTCGCAGCAGGGTCTTGCAAACCCTGCGCCAGCTCGGGGCCTTGCCGTTGTTCTCCAGCTTTAGGTCAGCCTCATCCGGGATTCCTTCCGGGTAACCACGTTGCATCCACCAGCGCAGATACACCGCGATCTTGTTTTTGTAGTGCTGCGCCGTCTTCGGTGGCGTCGAGTTCAGGATGCTCATTGCAAACGACTGCCACGTGTGACCGTCAGGCAGGGTGATCGTGTGGTTTCCCATCACGTTTCCTCGCTCGTTGCTATACATCCGGCCCGTGTTGGCTCCATTGACGCGCATCACAAGGCGAGCCCAGATAGACGGCTCAATCACCTGATACAGCCACAGACCCTTGCGAGACTCATCACCGAACGGCTCACAGATCCGCATTTGATGAATCGTCATGCCCGCTTGGTGCATCCTGTCGTACAGCTTGTTGTAGTCGGCCTGGAATCGACCGTTGTACGTCCAAATGTCCTCTGTGCGCCAATCGTAAATTGGGTAGACGTTCCACACGTTTTCGACTACGTTGGTCGTGTATGGCTTGCCTTCATACATAGGCTTTTCGCGGGCGATGGTGCGAAAGCGGTTCAGGCTTTCTTGAGCACGTATGCCGACAAAGCAGGCGCATTTTTCACCCTGCGCGTACCACTGCCCGAACGTGGGCACGAACTCCTCAAACATGATCCCTTCATACCAAAACGGCATGGCGGACGTGTCTGTGATGCTGATGGGTTCAGGCTCACGCACCCAGAGATTGCGCTTTGCTTGATCCCATGCCGTCCACTCTGGGTCGAAGGTGCTGCAAGCGTTCCACGTTTTGATGGGGAGCGCAATCCAGTACGGGTCAATGCACTGCTCGTACAGCTTGAACATGCGCCGTGCATGGTCCACCGTCGCAGTGAACTGCGCCTCCCAGTCAAGGAAAAACACCCCGACGCGCCGCCCACGCTTGATGGCCTCCTGGCAGACAAGGTGCATCATCACGCCGGAATCCTTGCCAGCGCTGAAACTCAAATAGATTTTGTCAAAGGTGTCGAACGTCCATTCGATCCGCTGTTGTGCGGCGGTCAAAACGTCCATTCCAAGTCCACGCTTAGGCATGTCGTGCTCTCCATGTGTCAATGGCCGATTGGGCCTTGTCGTTTGCTTTGTCTTGCTGCTCTTTGCTCAGGTGGCCCCACGCTTCACGCACGATGTCCTCGGGGCAACCAATTGCAAGGGCTACAGCGGCGTGACCAATCCATGCGCGTTTGTCGCCGGACTTTGTGAGGTTTTGCTCGCATGAGCGGGGCCACTCGTCAATCACTCGCATCATCCACTCGCCGTACAGCTCATGATCCCCGGTGAATGCAATGGCGATCTGAAGCCACGTCTTGCGGCGCCGAACATCTCCCCACATGTTGTGCCCGACTTCTTCCCACGCCCAATACGGGTGCCACACTTCGCCACTCTTTGGTTTTGAGTCGTCAATCACCAAGCTCATCGGTTCCCTCAATCTCGCCAAGTGTTTCGGCTTCCCACGCCTCAGTGAATGAGTGGTCTTGAAACAGTCCGGCAAGTCCGGTAACCTGTTGCAGCCTCAATACCTCGTCAGGTTCCATGCCCAGTTCTTTGGCGACCTTTTCATCAGACCAGAATCGGCGCTTCAGCTCTACAACGATGTCAGCCATCGAATCGACCTTGTGCGCCCCACGTGCTCGGTTGTGGCGAATCGTCGCCGCCATGCGGTCGTTTTTGTCGTGCTGGCTCAAGCGGATCTGAACGAGTGGCAGGTATCCGTGAACGCGCGATTGAATGTCTGCGCACTCTTTGCCGACTCGGTGCCGGTGGAAGCCGTCAACAACCTCAAACGTGCCATCGCCATCAGGCATTGATACGATAGGCTGCGTGTAGCCGTCCGATGCGATAGAGTGGCGCAGAAGCTCCATCTCTGGAGGTGCCACGCTGTTCGGGTTGTAGTCGTTGGCGTGAACCTGCGGATTCTTCACCCAGCGCACAAAGTCCACCGGCTCAGTCTTGAACGGCGAATGCTCGTGCAGGGCCTCACGGATGGCGTTGATTGCAGTAACCTTGTCGTCAAGCAAAAGCCCTTCAAACTGCTTGAAAAGCTCCCTTGCTGCCTCTGCCAATGCTTCGGCTTTCTGCTGCGGTAGTAGATCGAGTTGCACGCTATCTCCTGTTGCGATGCCTGCATCATCTCGCACCCCATCGCCCCGGTCTAATTGCTTTTTCCTATCGGCTCGATTGACAAAACCAATTGGCGCGGATTGGTGAAGTGGGGCAAAGTTGGCGCATTGAAACGAAGGATTGAGCAATGGACAACACGCCAGCATTCCCACTGAACGAGCTTTGCCGAGAAACGGGCCACATCGTTGACCAACACTTTGGCATGAGTCTGCGCGATTACTTCGCTGGGGTTGCGCTTCCTGCTATTTTGGCGCCAAACCCAGCAACCGGCCAGTGTGCGCTAGTCTCAGACTTTCCGGAGTGCGCAGACGTTGCCTACAAAATGGCCGACGCCATGATGGCAGCAAGGGGCCAGCAATGAGCAAAGCAATGCACACGCCGGGGCCGCTTCATGTGGTCACATCAAATTCCTGGCCATTCGACATCAGCATTTGCGATGCGCAAGGTTCGGTTGTTGATGTGCTGAGGCTTCCAGCGCACAGCACCGCGCACAAGACGTTTGCCGATGCCTTGAACTATCGCGGCATTGACCACAGCGAAGCGGGCCGATGCCGCGAAGCGAACCAGCGCGCACTGGCTGACGCTCACTTGAGGGCGGCGGCCCCGGAGCTTTTGGAGGCGCTGAAAGAAGTCTTTGAGCAGTGCGACGGCTACGTGCCCAACACCAGTAAGGCTACGTGGCGCAAAGCCGCTGCCGCCATCCAGAAAGCCGAAGCCACCCCATGACGATCAAACCCCGCCGCAAGCCGCAGATCGAAACCGTGACGCCAACGCTCACCCCGTCCGGCGTCCACGTCCAGGCTGACAACGGCAAGACCCACACAATCCCGCTTGCAAGGTTCCTGCGCTGGTGCCTGAGCGAGCTTCGCAAAGCCCACATTGGAGGCAATTGACATGACCGATACTCAAGACGACCGCGAGCTGTCAACGTACACGCAC